CATTCGAATCGGCAAGGAATGGAAAGAAGAATTGCAAATTCGCAAGTTTTTTTGCGACCCTTCCCAGCCGGAATTCATCGCCAGGATGCGCAAGGCGCGACTTTGGGCCGTGGCCGCGGAAAAAGAGTTGGAATTGGCCATCAATACGATCAAACAGCGGCTGCTCCGGTATCATCTACGGCAGACGGGGGCTTTGTCCGCTACTCCAGATTGTCCGATGGTGCTTTCCGAATTTCCCAAGCTGCATACGCCGGAGAAAAAAAAAGGAAAGCCCATGAAGGATAAGCCGGTCGAAGTTGACAATTATGCGCTCCGAGCCCTGGAGTTCCTGGTGGTGGGATTGAGTCTAGAGCGGACGGTGCGGGTTCGCTGGCTTTAAGGAGACATGCGACATTGATCCTGACCTCCAATTTCAAGACCGCCTCCCACCTGCCCGGCGCCGTGGCCATCTCCCGCGGTGTGCCCAGGGGGTTTGTCGGCCGGAGGTATATGCCCCTGGCCCCCTCTCGAAAATTAATCAAAATTGTCAACCCCTCGCAGTTCGTCCAGGCATACCGTTTAGAGGTCCTGGATAAGCTCGACCCCCAGAAGGTGCTCCAAGACCTTGGCGGCGACAATTTCATCATGCTTTGCTGGGAATCGGCCGGCGAGTTCTGTCACCGCCAAATGGTGGCCGCCTGGCTCCGGAAGCTAACCGGAGCCGTCATAGATGAATTTAACCCCAAACTGCGGCGGCATGACGCCTGGCTGCGGCAAATGAGAGGAGGAGTTTGAACTATGGCAGGGAATGGCCAAGCGGTAATCATCACTAAAGAACTCTGGTACAAATTCACGCCCGAAGACATGCAAAATCTGGGCAACGAAATGGCCACCGCGGTGGAGAAGGAAGGCGAGATCGAAAAAGAGAAGGCGTCGGCCATGGCGGACTTCAAGGACCGGAAAGACAAAACCAGAAACCAGATCAAATCTTGCGCCCAGAAAATCCGGCTCGGGGGCGAGATGCGTATGATCGAATGCCGGGAGGAAAAGGACATGATGACGCATACGGTGCGCATCTTCCGCAACGACAGCGACGAGATGGTGGAACAACGCCCGATGACTACCGAGGAACGCCAGCAGTCTTTGTTCCTGGAAGCTCAAGGGCCCCGGCAGATTGAACTTAACTAAAGCAGCGCGGAGACCCAGGCGGGGGCATTGGGGACCACCTGATGCCGGGGGTTCGACTCCCCCGATCCGCTCCAGCGATTAGGGGGGTGCAAAAGACCCCCCTGATTGCCTTCAAATTTAATAGCGAGATATTTTTTATGAGCTTCGTCGGGGCTATCCCACACGCAGTCAGAAAATTTTTTGGAAACAACGCCCATATTTTTAATGGAAGAAAGATCATCGATGGCTGTTGTGGAAATTTTACCACGGAGCAAATCATCTCGACTTATTCGAAAGACTATTATTTGCAGGCGAACGACATAGCCCTCTATTCATCCGTCTTAGGAAATTGTTTATTGGGAAGAGACATGATGCTTGAACCAATAGATGAGGAATTATTTTTCTTAAAAGACCACATGAAATCCATAGACGATAAGGCCACCATTATCTTGATGTTCAGCTCTTTGATTAAGCATTATCAACAAGATACCGAATTCCGAAAAAGGATGTGGAAACATTATAAAGATAATTTCATTGAATATTTTAATCAAAACAAAAGCCTCCTCCTGGGCTGGAAGGAAAAGATTCGGATACATGAATATACCACGATAGACGTATTTGATTTGTTCAAGGACCCTCCTTTAAAAGATGCAATATTGTTAGGGTTTCTGCCAACATATCAAGGCGGGTATGAAAAATTATATAATCGTCTGCATAAAGCCTTTCGATGGGAGTCTCCCAAATACGAAATGCTTACAAATGAAAGGAGAGAAGAGGCTATCCACAATATGGCCCAACAAGAATATGTATTGTTTACCGACTCGCCGAGACAAGATATGGGTGATCCAGTGATGATCGCTCAAAAAATTCAATTTCACTCGATATTTATTTATTCGAATTTAGAATTTCGCAGGGCCATAACAAGGTGGCGGATAGGTTCGAACAAAAAATATTTTGATTTATTAAAAGACGAGGACGAAATCGATCAATCGGCCCAAATAAGCATAGCGCCCATCGATTCAGTAACGATGAATTATTATAGGGATTTATATTTAGGGAAAACGGTGGGCATCCCCTCTATAGCCGAAACTGCGCTGGCTATTTTAGTAGATAGTAAAATAATTGGCTTCGTCGGATTCAATAGGATTTTTGATCGGGCAAAAGATTGGCGCAGAATAAATCTTTTGTGCGATTTCGTGGTTCCCTCTACCAAATACAACCGTCTTGCGAAGCTGCTTCTGTTGGTAATTAAATCGGACGAAATGAAGAGATATCTTGAAGAAAAACACCTGCAAGAATTTAACTACTGTTTGACTTCTGTATTTACCGATAAGCCGGTTTCGATGAAATACAGACCGTTGTTTGAGTTGATTGAAAGGAAACAATCCCCGCCACGATTAAAATATAAGGGCCAATTAGGAACTATCAAATTATGCGAGGTAATATCAACATGGATAAAGAAATACCAGAAATAATAAATCGGCTGAACGAAAAGCTCGCCGGGGAATTTCCTTGTAAAATAGAAATCGTAGCCCCAGATAGTATAAAATTATTAGAAAAAAACGCTCGGTATATGAAAGCGGAACAATACGGCGCGCTTGTTGCGAACATTAAACGCGATGGTGGGCTGTCATCGATGCCTCTCTGTTACCGTGAAACAAAAGAAGGCCCGCTTATTGTTTTGTCAGGCAACCATCGGATCAAGGCCGCAGTGCAGGCAGGTATTGAGAGAGTCCTTGTGCTGGTTGTGGCTGGAGAAAAAAATAAGGACGAGCAAATAAGCATTCAGCTTTCGCACAACGCCATCAGCGGTCAGGACGACCTGTCCCTCTTAAAAGAATTATGGGAGAGTATCCAGAGCATGGCGGAGAAGGTTTATGCTGGTCTTGACTCTGAAACCCTAAATGCCATGGAATCAATCAAGTTTTCGGGCCTGCAAGATTACCGGACCCGCTACAAGATCGTCAATTTCATGTTCCTACCGGAAGAGCTGCAAGACCTGGACGCCTTGTTGAAAGAAACGGCCATCGCCTTTGCTGCTGATACTGTTTACTTGGCAAACCTAAAAACCTACGAGGCCTTTTTTGACTTGGTGGTGAAGATCAAGAAACAGTGCCAGATCAAGAATAGCGCCGCCGCATTTCTCAAGCTGATGGATTTGGCTCGGGCAGGATTGGAGCTGTTGATGAAAGTCGAGGGGGCAGAGAATGGCTGATTCGCTTTTGATCTTCAGGGCGGCTGAGAACTTCGAGGGCGCTGCTATTCTGGCTCAAGACCCAATCCTAAAACGATTAGCCGCCGCATGGCCCCAGGTGCCCCGGACCATAAAGGCTTTATCCCTCCAAGAAGCCCCGGAGACCCTGGAGGAAGCATGGAGGGGCGTCTGGTTGAGTTTTGAACGATGGGAATCTCTGGCCCAGGTCTCCCCCATCCAAGCCACCGAGGGTTACCTGGTGCTCCGGGGCAACGGGATCATCTTGCCGGACGGAACCCTTAACCACACGGCAGAGCAGCTTCTTAGAAAAGACGCGGCCGGTCAGCTTCTGGCCGACTTCGGCATTAAGCCCGGGGACCTGAAGAAATGAAATATCATTACGAACCGGCGCAAGGCCTCTATCTCTCCGTTGACCCCGGCTATACTAACCCTTTTGCCGGCCTCTGGGTCATGCCAGTCGAAAAGGGCGAGCGGGTAGTGGTCATCGATGAGTATTACGAGACCATGCGCACAACCCCAGAGAACGCCAGGGCGATCAAGAAGCAACATGAAGAACGGGGTTACCCGCCATTCAGGGGCGGTTATGGTGATCCGGCCAACCCGGAGCGCCTGGTGCTTTTGGGCGAAGAGTTGGGCGTCGAAATCAAAGGCCCGCGCCTCCCGGTGAAGGTGGGCCAGGAACTAGTTAAACTGTGGCTGGAGCGTCGGTACGATGGGGTTCCCTGTTTAATCATCGGCCACCGCTGCAGGAATCTTATTCGGGAGATCAGGCTGTACCTCCAACATGAGCCCGGCTCCGGGGACCACCACGCCCTGGATGCGCTCCGGTACTTTTTCGCGGGGTGGGCAAAATGACGCACTTGACGATAGCGCCACCCCCCATAAGCAAAACAGAAGAGGTCCTGGGGGTCAAGGGGATTTCTGCCAAGCGGATGCAGCGGATTAAAGAGGTTATGGTTCTTTATGAATCCGGCATGAAGATAGACGAACTCGCAGTTCGATATAATATCAACCCTCGGATGATTGACCGAGACCTACAGGACGGCAGGAGGCTTGACCGGGAAATCCCCATCGATGTTGACCAGACCGCGGTCGTGAAAGCTCGAATCAGGTTTTATGAAACCAGCATCCGCGCAGCTTTGAGAGACTACCAAACCTTCCGCTCCGAAAACGGCAAGATAGGGGCAATGCGCACGGCGGCCGAGCTGACCAAGCAATATACTGAATTTTTGCAGCGGGTGGGTCTGTTGAAAGAGGTGCCTAAGCAAATCCTAATCGGCGAGACCAGCCCCTTTGATGATGATGAATTTACCCTGGAATTTGAGCTGCTGGTAATGAAAGCACTGGGGCGAGGAGTAAATTTATTGGGATTACGGTAACTTATCTAATATTTACAATAATGTATACCAAACCCTACAAAAAGGTAGCTTCCCCACCGCCCCCACAATCTGGGGGCGTAACAGTTTGTAGAAAGGGCCAGCTCCCCACTTTTGGGGCAATAATTTACGCCGAACAACCCAAAACCCGCAAACCCTTACCAATCCTACGCCAAACGACGTTCGTAAATGCCCGTATAGACACGTTCCCCACTATACCTAATCAATCACCCACACCCTGGCTTTGCCCTAAAAAGCCCTTTTTAAGTTGCGTAAATGACAGTTTGTTTTCGCCATCATCCTTGCCCTTCAAGGCGCTTTGGCATACTGGTTGCAAAGATGTACGCCCCCAAATCGGCTAATTCGGTCCAACAATGGCGGGAATGGGTGGAGGCCAAGCGGCGACGGGGCTTCAAAAGCCCCGAAGAATTGCTGCGGTTTTGTGAGATCTCCTGGGGCATGAAGATACCCCGCAATTCGGTATGCGATGACCATAATTGTTTGGCCGACTATATAACCGCGGCCTTTTTTGAAGACGACCTGGACTGCATCTGTTGGGCCAATCGAGCAGGCGGCAAAACCTTTGCGGGCGCCCTGATAACCTGGCTAGAGTCGGTTTTTAAGGATAGCTGCGAAACCAAGATCTTGGGGGGGTCAGGAGAGCAATCGCTCCGCATGTACGGACACATGAAAAACTTTATCACCGGCCCGTTTCAACATCTGGTCGTGGGCGAAGCCATGCGGACCCTAACCAAATTAACCAATAAATCCGAAATCCAGATACTCACCGCATCTTCCCGATCCGTCCGTGGTCCCCATCCCCAAAAGTTACGTCTTGACGAAATAGACGAATTCGAGGACAGCATATATGAGGCCGCCCTACTCACCCCCTTGACTGCCAGGGGTATCGAGGCCAGCACACACATCTACTCCACCATGCACAAGGCTTACGGGCTGATGAATCGGGTCATCGAAGAAGCCCACGAGTCGGGCTTCCGCATCTTCAAGTGGTGCGTCTTTGACGTGATGGAAAAGTGCATCGACCGGAACTGCGAAGAGTGCGCGCTATGGGAAGACTGCCAGGGAAAGGCCCGGAACGCCTCAGGCTTCTTTAAAATCGACAACGCCATTAAGCACAAACGCAAGGTATCGCATGATACCTGGATGTCGGAAATGCTTTGTTATCAGCCGTCCAGTGAAGGCCTGATTTACAAAGAATTCGATTACGCGGTGCATGTAGTGGCCGAACCTTTCTTTGATGAGCCAGAGGGGGAGGCTGCTGGACAGGGAACTTAAAACCATTATCATAGACCAAGGAGGACTCCCCCGATTAACCCGACCTAATGAAGGCCCGTTTAGCCGGGCCTTTGTTTTATTAGGCGCAACTCGCCAACCTAATCCTATCCCAATAAATCACTACCGGCTCCCCCCGCCCTATATTTGTGAGGAGGGAGCCTCAAGCCGGTAGCCCTTTTCCATCAATTACTTAAATACATGAAAGTAGGCCGTATAAGCGTAAGGGGGGCTGCTTCCAACGTATTGCCAGCACCCCTTAATTTGATATTTTTTCTTCACGGAATCGTAAGAGACGGTTCCCTCTCCCACAAAATAATTTCCGGTCAAATAGACCTTGCTACCGATAAGACACCCGGACAAATTTCCGGTCAGTTCGCCATTCTGGACGTTATAAGCCCCTTTGAATACCTGCTGAGAGTTTGAAGTAACCGTTATGGTGACTGTTTTGGTCAGGTAACCATAATTTTGGGTGGCCAGACTCGCCGTTCCAGTCCAGGTGCCGACATATTCCGGCGGAATGGCGGGGGCGGGGGAAGCGATGGACAGAAGAAATAGGGCCAGTAATAAAAAGGAAACACGGACTTTCATAGGGCACTCCTTTTAGGCATTTATTCCGTCGAATCGAGACTTTCTTTATCCCATACCCCCCGCTGGATTTACAAGAAAAAAAGCGTGTATCCGGAAATCCTTGTCCCTTATGGCTCTGGACAGGAATTAAAGGTTTTCGGAAAAATAGCATAAAAAAGTTAGCACTTGATACTTTTTTCTTGACATCAAAGTTAGCATATGCTACCTTCTTATCATCAAGTACACCTTATCACAAACCGAGGGGGCCGGGCCTATAGATTAAAAACTCTCCACATACAGGGCGGGCGGGGGCAGGGAATGGGCCCCCAGCAAAAAAACCCGGAACAGCCGAACCAGGCCAGCCCAACCCTAGAAAAACCGAAACCTGAGAATGGTTCAAAGGCGGGGTGAGGGGAGAAAGAAACTCCCGAAAAAATGCAAGTGAGAGGCAAGGGGTACTGCGGTCCCCTGAGAACTCCCCCGGCGCCCAGACGAACCGAATCTGGAACGGCGGGTAGGCGATGGAACCGAAACCATCTGGAACTGAGCGCCAAAGGCGATGAACCTGAAAGCTCAAGGGTTTGTGGGTTTACCTGAAAGAACCCTGGCAGACCGGCAACCTCAAGCCGGAGCGGATAAGCCCGACGGAAGTGAGCGAAACCGTAGGAGATGCGACGTAGCAGGCCCCCAGGGTAACCAGCCAAGTAGCGCAAGGCGGCGGAAGGAAGGCCGGGGCGGTGAAAACATTGAAAGCGGGAATAGGGCCGGGCGGGGAGGACGTGCGGATTGAACTTTTAGCATGGCTCTGAATGGGGGTGCGATTCTGGCGGATCGTTACTCCCCTTGAGCGCCAAGCTCACATCAAACCTTGGAGGTAAGACCATGACCCCCGAAGACAGAAAAGAAAATCTGGACCAAATCATGAAGGCGATGGAGCTAATCGAAGACCGGGCCTTTGAAGTTGCCAATGGCTGCGACTTTCCTTCAGAATTTTTCGGTGAATTCCGGCAGGCGCATGAAAACCTGATGGAGATGGTGTTCCATCTGGCAGACCAGGCCGGGGTGGAACTGGAAGGCGAAGAGGGCAACCTTTAATCCTTGGTTAGCTTGGCCCTGAATGGGGGTGCGATTCTGGCGGATCGTTACCCCCCTTGAGCGCCAAGCTCAATTTGTGCTACTATCTTTGCTGGAGGAAAAACAGATGGGGACCATGACTTTACGGGAAGCTCTCTCCCAATTTGAGGGCGAAGTCTTGACGGATGGGGCGCAGGATTGGGATCAAGACAATCTACTGGAAGTCCTGGGACAGAATGAAGACCCGGAAGAAGCCCGGGAACTTGGCTATGTCCTCCTGGACGACAAGGTTTACGTTGATGAATCGGGCATCCGCAAGGTCAACCCGGACGGCTACCTGGGAGATTACCTGTATAGCGTGAAATAACTCCTCCCCAGCAGCCGAGAACTGATTAATGAGAGCCGCCTTCGGGCGGCTTTTCTTTTGAGCGACAAACTCAAATCCCAAATGGAGGCAAGACGATGGCTGCACCTAAACTGCAATGTCCTGGCTGCAGCGGCGATAAATTTAGGGTTATCGCTGCTTCGGTTTACGAGTGTCAATCCTGCCTGGGGATCATCGGTTATGGGGTCCCGCAAGAAAAGTCATACGATTATGTCCTTCCCCGAATGGCCAGAGAGACCGTGCCCCATGAAAATCTGCGGTATTATGATTTTTGTGGCCTTGCCGGCCCGTTCGATGGGCGGTTTACCATTTATCGGCGCCACGGCTGGTTTGACCCGGCGACCAGATTAATTCATCAATCGGCTAATTCTCTGGGGGCCTGGGCAACCGGGACCCCTTTTTTTCGTCGGAATTTCTCCTTTATATAAAAACCTTTTTTGGAGGCAAGACGATGATCGCCGATTACGTCAAGGCCGGATACCCGGCACTTTTGATTCGGACCCATGAGCAGGAGCGGTTCATCAGCTCCACACTCCCCCAGATCAATGGCCGCTCCGCCTACCAGTGGGACCTAGTGCGGGGCTTCCGGGAGATGGGCAATGGGGCCGATTGGCAGGAGGCAGACCCTTACGACCTCCCCAACATGGCAGCCCGGGGGAAGGAAAAAGCGGTCTGGTTTCTCCGCAACTATCATTTTCATATTAAGGAGCCGGTTGTCATTCAGGCACTTCAAAATAGCCTGCCGATTTACAAAGCCAAGGGCATTACCCTGGTAATCCTGGCCCCAGACGCTTCCCTTCCCCCGGAGCTGGAGCGGGAGATAGTGGTCCTGGATTTTCCCCTGCCCACTCGGGAAGAGATTTATACCATCCTGGCGGGCCTGGTGGAAAGCACCGGCATCGAGCCGGACGATTCGGAGACGGTTCTGGACGCAGCCCAGGGGCTGACCTGGGAGGAGGCAGAGAACGCCCTGGCCCTGGCCCTGGTGCGGACCAAGTGCTTCGACCCCAAGACCATCACCACCTTGAAGGCGCAGATGGTGGAGAAGTCTGCGGCTCTGGAGTTCAGTCAGTTCACCGAAACCTTTGAGACCTTGGGCGGCCTGGAGAATCTTAAGGATTGGACGCTTAACCGATTCGAGCACCGCCGGCCTGGGCTGCCCTTCCGGGGTATCCTGCTTCTGGGGGTTCCCGGGACCGGCAAGAGCCACTTTGCCAAGGCCCTGGGCAATCAGGTGGGCTGGCCTTGTCTCTCCCTGAATCTGGGGAAAGTCTTTGGCTCCCTGGTGGGCGAGAGTGAAGCCAAAATGCGGGAGGCCCTGAAGGTGGTGGACGCCATGGCGCCCTGCATCCTTTTTCTGGACGAGATCGAGAAAGGGCTGGCCGGTGTCGGCGGGTCCTCCACGGACGGCGGCACGACGCAGCGGGTGGGCGGCACCTTCTTGACCTGGCTAAACGATCATACCTCAGAGGTCTTTGTAATTGCTACATGCAACGACTATTCGAAGTTGCCCCCGGAATACACCCGGATGGGGCGCTGGGATGCAATCTTTTTTGTGGATAACCCGAGACCTAAAGAGGAATGGGACATCCTGGACATTTACCTGAAGCGGTTTATGGGCAAAACCTCCACCATTATGATGGCAGAAAGCGACGGCAAGATCACGGTCCCCTGTCTTTCCGGCTACTCCGGCGCAGAGATCCGGCAGGTGGCCATCGAAGCCGCCTATAACGGCGGAAACCTGGACGCCGCGGCCAATTTCGTGATCCCCATATCCCGGTCCCAGAAAGCCCAGATGGATGCCTTGCGGGAGTGGGCGAGGTATCGGACCATCCCGGCCAGCCGGACGGTGACCGAAGAGGCCAGGGGGGCAAGGAGGGTGCAGCTATGAGTGCCGAATTTCCCAATCCCTGCTGCCGCTGCGGGTATTGCTGCTTAAGCGAAACCTGCCCTGGCATCCGGTCATGGATAAAAGGTTTGGGCAAATATGACCGGTGTCCAGAACTATCGTTTGAAGGGGACAAGGCAACCTGCCGCGTGGCTACCGTCCTTCCCCACCTCATAGGGGCCGGGGAGGGCTGCTGTATTAGGGCCCGTTGCATCAAAGACGGCATAATCTATGATTTTGCCTCTATACCGGGGCCCATGAAGAGGGAGCTCGCACAGGCTCTCAAGAAAAAACAGGAGGCAACAGTATGAGTCATTACAGCGAAGTTCAAATCGAGTTCCGGGATGGGGCGGCGCTGGTAGCCGCCCTTGGCCGTTTAGGGTTTCAGGGCAAGGTTGAAGTCCACCAGGCCCCCCAAGCTCTTTACGGCTACCAAGGGGACCGGCGGGCGCAGCAGGCCCATATCATCATCCGGAAGCGGCATGTGGGCACTGCTTCTAACGACATCGGGTTTGAGCATCAGGCAGACGGCTCTTACCGGGCCTGGATTTCTGAGTTTGACCAGACCTGGAAATCTGGCGGCACCCGGTACGACGGGGTTTGGCTGGGAAAGCTCAAGCAGGCTTACGGCATCGAGAAGGCCAAGGCGGAAGCCAAGAAGAAGGGCTATCGGGTGAGTGAACAGAAACAAGACGACGGCCGAATCCGGCTGGTTTGCAGGAGGTAATCATGCAAGAGATCATCATCGACATCGATGTGACCGGCGAGGTCAAGCTGGAAGGAAAAGGCTTCCAGGGCAAAAGCTGCGATGAGGCCATGGGCGCTTTCGAGAAGGCCCTGGGGATAACCACTAACCGGAAAAACAAGCCGGAATATTTTCGGGAGGTGCGCACTAATGCCAACCAGCGAGCTTGAAATCGACTTCACGGAAGACGGCACCGCCTCCTGTGACTGGTGGACCGAAGAGGCTGACGAAATCCTATCGGCCCTAGGCGCTCCGGCTCCTGGGTATGAGGCGGTGAACCAAAACCCCTGGTGCGGGTAGGGGGTTCCTTATGAACTGTGACTGTCCTTTCTGCCAGCTTCGACGGTTGCACGATAAACCACCTCATTGGGGTCTCTGGCTTGCAGCCATTATTTTGCTTGCCCTATCAATTTGGGCAAACCATTAACCCCTTGCGAGTAGGGGGCGGCGAGTCCGCCCCTCTCTTGGAACGGGTTAATCACCCTATAAGTAAAAACCCTATTTTGGAGGACAAGACGATGACCCCGAAAGCGAAGAAAGACGACAACGGTTTTGACGGCCTGGTGGCAATCCAGCTTTGCACCCGGAGCTGGCCTGGTATCGTTAACCTCACCCCCAAAGACCTAGGCCTGGAAGAAAAAGAGGTCCCGGAGTTCTACCATCTGGGTAATAAAAAGCTCTACCCGGCGGAATGGCGGCAGGCGTTCAGCCGGAAAATCTCTGAGGCGTTCCGCTACCTGAACAGCGTCACTTATGATTTTGTTCTGCAATGGGTGCGCTGCACCCCCAAAAGAAAGGTGCCCGAGATTATCAAAAGGCTGGAGCAGTTCCAGTCCGAGTATAAGGCTTTGGCCGAGGACTTCTGCTCCCAGTACGATGAAATCCGGGACAAATGGCAAGTCTTCTGTGAAGAAAAGTGGCCCGGGTCCTGGGAAAAGATGAAACCGCATTATCCCTCCCCGGAGGTCCTGTGCCGGAAATTCGATATGTTCTGGACCATCACCGAAATCAAGGCGGCCGAGCCCCCCAGCAAGACCAGCGCTCCGGAAGTGATCGACGCTTACAAACGGGCCCGGGCCGAACTGGAGGCCAAGTGTCAGGAAGCCGTGGAGTTGGCCTTCCTCGATTACCAGAAGCGCATCCGGGAGGTGGTGGAGCATCTGTCGGCCAGCCTCAAGGAAGGCAAAATCATCCGCAACGAGTCCCTGGAGAAGGTGCGCAACCTCTCCGCCTGGGCCCGGGAGATGAACATCTTCGGATACAAGCCCCTGGAAGAGGAACTGGCGAAGCTCAAGGACAGCCTGGGCGGGGTGGACATCAAGGCCCTCAAAGACAACGACGCCCTCAAAAAGCAGTTGGCGGGTCTGGCCGATCAGGTGGCCGCGGTCGCCTCTCAGGTGGAGGACGTGAACATGGTCAGCGGGAATTACAAGAGAATGATCGACCTAAACTAACAAGAATCCTGGGGCGGCCCGGCGGGAACCGGGATAGGGTTTCCATGAACATGTGGAAACGGATCGCAACCAAACCGAGGCAGAAACAAGGCGCTTGGACTCCAAGTGGCAAGCTGCCAAGCCGGATACTAAGAACTCCGGCCCCCAGGAGCTTTTGAAAAAAGGAAAGGCGGCGCAACATGAGTCTGGCGGAGCTAATTTCGAAGATCAACGCTTTTCGGCAAAATGTGGGACAGCCGGCCATAGAAATAAACACCAGGCCGAGCAGTTCCGGAAACGGCACCACCATCGAAATCCTTGGTGGTGGTGTCGTGCTCTCCAAAAGCATCAACGGCGGAGCGATCAACTGGTTCCTTAAGGGTATGTTGACCGCTTTCCAAAACCAAACGGCCCCCTCGATTAGCAATTTTCAGACGGACCTTTTCAGGTATCGGAGGGCGATAGATTTGAGCTAACGCTTGAGAAAGGAAAGGCCATCCATATCAGGCCCCGGACTAACCCCCTCCGGTGTCCGGGGCCGGAAAGGAGAAGGATTTGAGCCTCTATTCCCTCGATCCCCTAAAATTCCAAGAAGCCGATGCCCAGCTTGCAGAGGTAGAGCGTCAACGAGAGAGGCCTTTGCTGCATGGCGACGGAGAAAGGAAAATTATGGCAACCAAAGAGCAGGCTATGGAAAAGATCAAGGAAATGATTCCCGATTTTCAGGAGTGGCTTTTGAAAAGGTGTGATGAACTCCTGACTTCCGGGGGCATTGACCTGACAGGATTTGCAAACGATTATCGGCTACCCAAGATCGTTCTTACCGCTGCGCTTGCGGATGCAGGAGAAACGCTCTATTCCCCTAGAGACCCCATTTCGCGGCGCATTGCACAAAACCTCAGACATTTCTAAGAGGATTCCCCATGAAGACCTTAGAGATTTTAAGAAAATTCTTAGAAGACTTCGAGGCCACCATAGAACTTGACTGTCCTGCCTGTGGCGGCATCTTGGGGCAAGACGATGACGGGAACGATACCGACATTGAGCATGAAGATAACTGCTCATGGGTGGCCCTGCAAGAGGCCTTGCCGCAGATTTATAAGGCGCTGAAATCAATTTAAAGGAGGTATGGTTTGCTAACATCATATTTTAAACATCCCGACCTCGACCCCACCGACCCCCGGCTTGTGTCCATCGCAAGGTGGGCACCGAAGGGATTTAAGCATGTGCGGCATTATCGAAAACTGATCCCCTGGAAAGAGATGGTAGGTTTGACAGAAGACGATTTTCGCTACCATTACCAGGAAGGCATCCTGGACTTCCTTGACCCCCAAAAAGTCTTCGAGGAACTCGGCTCCGATGCGATCCTTCTCTGCTGGGAAAAACCTGGCAAGTTCTGTCACCGGCGACTGGTGGCGGAATGGCTGGAGGAGGCGCTGGAAATTGAGGTGCCGGAGCATGAGGCCCCGGGAAAACAGGAAAACCTCTTTAAGTAAAAACATCTTTTCTGGAGGTAACGTATGAGCATCTTTAAAGACCCGACACTAAACGCCATGGCGGACGCGGTGGATAACCCCAAGAAGCTCTCCACCTTTGGCATTGGCCTGGAGCCGGAATATTCTCCGGAAGACTATCCGATCAATATTCGGTTTGTTTGCCAAGGGATGGTGAAGGTTCCCCAGGAAGTGGTGCCTCCAGACCTCAAAACCCGAACCCGGCAAGAAATCATGGAATGGGCCCGCAATTACTGGCAGACACTCTCCAGAGAAGACCTGCTGGCGGCGGTTGCCTATCTGGACATCGAGGAAGACGCTTCCCCGGGGGCGGTGGAGGAAAACGACGGCGATGATTACGAAATCCTCGCCGAAACGCAGGAGTGGTTTCAATTCAACCAGCCTTTCCCAACAAACTTACAGGAGGTGCTCGGTGGCAATACGACCCCCGAAGCCTAACGAAAAAGGGGCCTCCCCCAAGAAGGCCCCCAGGCAAAGAAAGTCTCCGCAAACTTCACCGGACCCCTTATCAAGTCCGGCCGGCACTGCATACCTGACCCAAATATATCCTAACCCGGATCAGCCCCGCAAGATATTTAACAAGGCCAAACTGGAGGAGCTGGCCCAATCCATTAAAGAGCAGGGCTTAATCGAGCCTCTGGTGGTGGTGAAGCGGCCCATCAAGGATACCGTCAAAGTTTTCATGCTGGTGGCCGGAGAGCGGCGCTGGCGGGCTTGCCGAATCGCCGGACTGACCATGGTCCCGGTGCGCATCCTCAAAGCCAACGATAACCAGATCGCAGAAATGGCCTTGGTCGAGAACATCCAGCGCCAGGACCTCACGCCTTTGGAAGAGGCCAAGGCTTTCAAGGAGATGCTGGGCCGCGGCTACACCCGGGAAGACCTGGCCCAAAAGCTGGGGTTCAAGCAGGCCTGGCGGATAGACGAGCGCCTGTCCCTGCTGAACCTGTCCTCCAAATACCAGGACGCTCTAACCTTCGGCGCCATCTCCCCTTCCCAGGCGTTCGAGATCAGCCGCCTACAGGATGCGGAAAGTCAGGAGATCGTCTTCCAGAAGATCGGCTCCGGCGCCCTTCCTACCTATAATCACCTTCGGAAATTTGTGTCCGCCATGATCGACTCAAAGCGTGAAAAGACCCTTTTCGTTCTCCCCAAAAAGGAGGACCTGGAGACGATTTCCCGATGGGAGAAAGCCCTGGACGCGGTTACCGGCCTGCTGGTCAAATCCTTCGGCCCGGATGATTGCGACGTTCTGGCTAAGGTGATGAACGGCAATTCTGCCGCCAATCTCCAGAAAATCGACATGATCGTCCGGCACTTGAATCTGATCAAGAAGGCTCTGCTGGAGAATGCTTCAAAGCAGGAAGTGCAATCGCTTAAAGGAGGTGATTCCTTATTCCCAGCGCCATCTTTTTCCAATGTCGCAAATATGGAGAGCGGATGAGTTTGCATGATTGCTATTTGCAGCAATATGCGGCCGAGATACACTTTTCCCACCGGAAGGAGTTGGGGCGTCATTCCTTGAGCAAAACCTGTTTTGCCTGCAAGCAGGGACGCTATAATGTCGAGTCCCTGTCCCTCGTCCCCCTTCTTAAAAATTCATCTCTCGTAGTTCAAAAGGCATATCTTGACGATCCAAGGAGGCACTAATGCAACTCACTATCGACAAAGACGCGTTCCAAAAAGCCGTTGCCGGGGTCCAGGGAGTTGTGGACCGGCGGGGCACCTTGCCCATCTTAAGTCATGTGCTCATCAAGGCCAACGGAGACGTTCTGGATCTGCTGGCCACGGACCTGGAGATTTACTACCGCGGCCAGGCTCCAGCCCAGGTGACCGAAAAAGGCGGGGTTACGGTCTCCGCGGCCAAACTTTTTTCCCTGCTCAAGGAGTTGCCCCCCGGAGAGGTGGAGATCCACACGACCGCCCGGGACAGACTGATTATCCGGCGGGGTGAATCGAAATACACCTTAAACGGGCTTTCCCAAGACCAATATCCGGAGCCCCCGGTTCCCCAGGCGGAGATGCTGGAGATCACCAGCAAAACCCTGAAGGACACCTTAGCTAAGGTGCTTTATTCCGTGAGCGCCGATGATATGAACTACCATCTTTCTTCCATCCTCCTGGAATCGGCGAAAGACAAACCCCTGCGCATGGTCTCCACCGATGGCCATCGGCTCACCTTGATCAACCGGCCCCTGGCGCATTTGGCCAGTGAATCACCGATCCTGCTACCGGCCAAAGGTGCCCGGGAGATCGTGCGGTTCCTGGAAGGCGATACAGTGCAAATTGGCATTTCCGGTAATAATAATCGGCTGCTTCACCTCCAGGACGGCAACCGGCAACTCTCCATCCGGCTGATGGACAAGAATTTCCCGGAGTACCGGCGGATCATCCCGGACGGCTGGGCGCACGGCTTCACCTTCCGGCGGCAGGAACTGATTAACGCCTTGAAGCGATTAACGGTGCTGTCTTCCGAGCGGTTCCGGATGGTGCTTTTCGAGTTGGGCCAGGAGAACGCCGAACTCATCTTTGAAAGCCCGGAAGAAGGGGAAGGCAGGGAAGAACTGCCCATCACCAACTATTCCGGCGACGGCGATGACCTCCCCCTTAAAATCAACCTGAACGCCCGCTACCTTCTGGAGCCGTTACAGGCCATGACTGGAGCCGAGGCGGTATTGCAGATCAATGAGGGTGACCGCCCCTGCCGGATTATGGACCCGGCAGACCCGGATTATTTTAGTATCGTGATGCCGGCGAGCTTGTAAGAGTAAGGCGGTTAAGTTTTGGAAGGGCGGTCCTTCTGGGGCCGCCCCCTTTTTTTAAAGGAGGTGGATATGGCGAAATCCAAGCCCGAAAACCTGAAGGCCACGGCCTTCCCCTGTTTCTGCGGGGATCAGGTGGAAATTAAGGTGCGAACCGACAACCTTCAGGCCGGGGAATCCCTGGTTTACAAATGCAAGAATTGCAAAGTGGATTGGAATATCCGAGTACGGGAGCACGCTACCAAGTACCGGGAGGTGCCTTATGTCTGAAAATCTCTTCTGGCCCTGGCGCGGCGGCACCCTGAAAGAAAAAGTGCGGGGCCTCCTTTATGCGGCCCTGCTGGTCCTGGGATATGCCACACTGCACGCGGCGGCGTGGTGGTTAGGGGGTGGGCCGTGAGCCGGAAACATATTCCCGAAAGCACCCGCGATCTGGCTCTCTTCGAACTCAAGGCTTGTTTGGAGGCCAGAATTAGGGAAAAGGGGGACGGGGCCTTTGTCTCTATCCATGAAATGAGGGGTGTTCTCAGCGAAGAATGGCAGGAACTCAAGGAAGCCATGCACTCCAAAAAACTTCCCGATATCGAGGCTGAATTAATGGACCTCGCGGTCGGGGCTATCTTCGCCTATGCTTGCCTGAGGTTGCCATGAACGGGAATGAACTGGTAACGCTAACCTATGACCGCATTATCGACTCCCGGGAAACCGGAGCATCCTGGTGTTTTGTTTTCGGGGATGAAACCGTCTTTCTCCCCAAGAGCCAGGTCGAGGACATTATCGAAACCCGCAAAGAAGTTGTCATTCCCCGCTGGCTGATGAAGGCCCGGGAGCTGGAGGGTTATGAGGGATGAAGATCAAGGCTATTTCGATCTGGCAACCCTGGGCGTCCCTGATAGCGGTGGGGGCCAAAAAATATGAAACGCGGTCTTGGGAGACAAAATATCGGGGTCCCATATTGATATGCTCTTCCAAAAAAATTTTGCCGGTCAGGGAAATTTTGGGGCTTTATCCTGAACTCGACTTATTTAACCACCTTGGCCCCAAATACTACAGAATCGGAAGGGGCCCCTTAACCATGTTTTATAACCTTCCGTTCGGGGAGGCGGTAGCGATTGCGGACTTAACCAAAATTATTCCTAACAAAAATTGCTTTCCTGCCCAAATGGATGGAGCGATGCCTTTCGGCGATTTCTCCCCTGGCCGCTTCGCTTGGAAACTGGAAAACATCCGGGCCATTGACCCTTTCCCGGTCCGCGGCAAGCAGGGCCTTTTCGACGTGGAAGTGCCTGATTCTCTCTTTAAGTAAAAACCCTTTCAAGGAGGCTTTTTGTGGAAGAAAACCAGCTTCAAACCAGAGACAAAGAGGTCGCGGTTCTTACCGAAGTCGCCATGCAGCGGGAAATCGCCGAAGTGCAAGCGGCCATGACCATTGCCAAGAGGTTTCCACGGAACCATCTCCAGGCCATTGACCGGATAACCATTGTCTGTCAGCGCCTCGCCCTGGCGGAAGGTGCGCTTTACACCTATTCCCGGGGCGGGACCGAAGTCACCGGCCCCTCCATCCGGCTTGCGGAAGCCATCGCGCAACAGTGGGGAAACATGCAATTCGGCATCCGGGAGCTGGAGCAGCGCCTCGCCGAATCCACGGTAGAGGCGTATGCTTGGGATTTGGAGACCAATGTTCGGGAGAACAAGGTTTTTCAGGTGAAACATACCCGCCACACCAGGAGGGGTTCTTATCTCTTGAAAGACCCCCGGGATATTTACGAAATGGTAGCAAACCAGGGTGCCCGGCGTCTCCGGGCCTGCATTTTAGGGATTATCCCCGGTGACGTGGTTGAGGCCGCGGTGAACCAGTGTGAGATCACTTTAAAGGCCAAAGCTGACACCTCCCCGGAAGCCCTCCAAAAGATGGTGGTGGTCTTCGGAGAGATCGGGGTTTCCCAGGAGATGTTGGAGCAGCGTATCCAGCGAAAACTTAAAAATATCACCCCGGCTCAGGTTATCGGCCTGCGAAAAATCTACAACTCCATTAAAGACGGTATGAGCAAACCCGCGGATTGGTTCGAGATGGAACCGGCCCCGGAGCCAAATGGAAAGAAATCGGCCCAGGAAGCCTCAGGAGTCGCCGTCCCCCCCAGCCCGGCACATACCACCACCCCTCCCCCGACCCCCGAACCCACCACAGCGCCCAGCACACAAAGCCAGGGAGCGAAAAAAGGGGACGGCCTAACCCTTCCCGAGGTGATGGATGTCTGCGAGAAACAGACGCACGTTGAGCTGCCGATTACCCTGGTGACCACCAAAGGCGTCCAGATCGGCCAGTGGGTTGACCGCTACTTCGCCGAAGAAATGTCCCACCTGGTTTTCGAGATGCGGCCGGACCTGGAGGAAGTGGCGCAAGGCCTAACCAAGGACTACATCGCCAAGAGCTTCTCGGAGTCCGGGCGGAAGGTGATCTTTCAGGCTCCGGGGACTGAGGCTGACAAGCCGGGTACTGACGAAGAAGAACCCCTGCCCACCACCCCCCCGGAGCAGGCCCAAGCCCAAGGTGCAGGTGCTGGTAGTGGCCGGAAGGGTCCGGGGAAGGTGCTGTTTTGATGTCTGAGAAAGACAAGAGAAACAATGCGCGGCGGAAGGGCAAATATGCCTTTTGGGAAGGCCAGCCTCTTGCAGCTAACCCGATGAAAGCTCCAGATTCCCGGCTTGCCTGGGAAGAAGGATGGAGGGCCGAACAAAAATGGAGCGAAAACCGAAGTCGGGACTTGGCCAGACAAGTGGGTGCAAACCCGCGTAAAGGATAACCCACAGGGGGCCATGTGCCCCCTTTTTTATTAGGGAGGCCCCATGCAGGCATTTACCGCGGGCTTAATTGCCCAGAACTTCATCGAAGCTATGGCTGTTCAGGCCGAAATCGAAGGAATGAAAGCGACCAATGCGGAATGTAGTATCCGTGGCGAGCCCCCCGCATATTCTGAAGAAGCCTTTCAGGATAAGGCGGGAAGCCTTTATGTGCTTGCAAACCTGGCCCGCGAAGCAGGAATGAGAGAGTAGTCCATGGTAAACCTCATCAAACGCTTTCAAGCCTGGCGTGACCACCGGCACATTATCAAATCCCTGGTTCGGGACACCCGGCGATACCTGCTGGCCCTGGGCCATTCCCCGGAAACCGTTAATTCCTTGACCGACTATCAGGTCATCATCACCGCCATGAGCATAGGGACCAGCACCTTTCAATATCAAGCCGCGGCCATGGCAGAACTGGCGGCTGGCCCCAACCTGGTTTTGGGCCGGGTGGTGGAGGTGCCGCCTTTGGGTAAAAACCAATTAAATTGAGGAGACAACTTATGACCAAGCCCAAGCAGCCCGGCTACTCCTGGTCCGCCCTGGAGATGTTTTTCGGCAACGACGCCTGGAGCGGCTGTCCGTATGCCTACAAAAAAGTACGCATAGACAAAATCCCCAGGGCAGACAACGAAGCTAAGTCAAGAGGGGAAATCTTACACCGGCTGATTGCCGACTACCTTAACCGCCTGATCCACTACGGCCACGCTACGGATTGGGAATGGGCGCAAGGCGCAACCCCCGGAGAAGTCCCGGCGGATGTGCCGGAAATCTGGCAACGGTTCTATGAAAACTTTGTCCTCCCCCCCATGGAAGCCCCAGGGGTGGAGCGGAAACTGGCTTTTAACCGCTCTTGGGAGCCGGTGAATTTCTTTGCCCCGGATGCTTTTTTCCGGCTGGTGGTGGACCTCACCTTTCGGCAAGACGGCCTGGCGATCGTGGTGGATTGGAAGAGCAACCGGGTAATTCCGGAGACTATCGAAAAAAACCTCCAATTAAAAATCTACGGCTGGGGGGTCAAGAAAGCCCTCTACCCGGATGCCCAAGAGGTTCTGCTACGCCTCCACTTCCTGCGCTACGGCGCCGAACGGGAAATTCTCCTGGCCCCCGGAGACCTGGCGGGAGTGCCCCAGGAATTGGAAGAGAAAATCACCATTATCGAGGCGGAAAAGCATTTTGACCCCCGCCCCGGCTCCTTTTGCGGCTGGTGCGGGGTAACCGCCCATTGCCCGGTTATGTCTCAAGCTCTGATCCCGATGGAAATCCTGGCCCCGGTGTCCCAGGAGCAGGCGGTGAAAGCGGCAACATTGCTTTTGGCCATCGAAGAAATGAGCAAGACCCTCAAAGACCGGCTCAAGGAATGGGTGATGAAATATGGGGCACTGGTGGTGGGGGACTTGATATATGGCCCTATCATCTCGACCTCCTATGACCTCGACCCCCAGGCGGTCACACAACAACTCCTGGATGCCGGCCTGGACCGGGATCAGGTCTGGGGGCTGCTGGGGATCACCAAAACCTCCCTGGAGCGGGGCCTTAAGAAGCTGAAGCGCAAGGAACTGATCGGGCAGATCCTGGCCCAGGCGGAGGGCAAAATTACTGAGCGAATCCAATTTATCAAAATGAAGTAAGTCATATCCCCCACCTCCACCCCCGCTCGCTGAGGGGTCACATCGGAATGCTTTCCCTGCCCCTCGAAAGTCAAGGCGGTTGGGGGAATGCCCTTGCGGATCATCGGGCATACATCTAGTTGGCCGCCAATTCCGGTACAGGGGTCAGCCTCACCAGACGAGGCCCCCGAAAGGGGTAATAGGTAAAGGAGGGAATTTAACTTGCATTGCCCAGAATGTGAAACATCTTTCGTGGTTTATGTTCATGGCAGCCCCGAACCCGAGAAAAAAGAAGGCCTTCCGGACTTTTTAATTGAGAAAAGGCCCGGGTTCAATCAACAAACCTACAGAGGTCCTGATGGAGGAGTGTCATTCTGTCCCTATTGTGGAGAAGCTTTGCCATGAAATCCATCCCCCGACATACCTCTCCGACCGCCGCCGCTGCCTGAACTGCGGCTGCTACCGGAACTGACGAACTATGCCGGTATGCCCCTGCGGGTGGCCGCGGGGGAAGAACTTTAAACTAATGGATGGAGAAAAGGAGGGCGCATGTCGCGTTACGCATCTAAAACCGAAGTAAACTCTTCCAAATCCCGGGATGAAATCGAGCGCACCCTGGCCCGCTATGGCGCCGGGGCTTTCGCCTATGCCTGGGATGATGAATCGAACCAGGCGACGATTTCTTTCAAACTCAATAATCGCTATTACCGGATGATGATTCCCCTGCCCAATCGCAACAGCCGGGAATTTACCAATACCCCTGACCGCGGCTTCTTGCGCTCCCCAGATTCTCAGGAACGGGCCTATGAGCAAGCCGTCCGGCAACGCTGGCGGGCCGTGGCGCTCTTAATCAAAGCGATCTTGGAGGCCACGGAGTCCGGGATCAAGACCGCAGAGGAAATCCTGCTTTCGTTCACCCTCCTGCCGGACGACCGGACGGTGGGAGATTGGATCAATCCGCAACTGGAGAAGGTTTATTTAGAGGGGCGAATGCCGCCCCTGATTCCCTATTTTGAGAAGGAGGAGAAGGCTTGAAAGACCAAACCGAAAAATTTGATTCCTGGGCCGTGGTGGAGCTTTTCGGTCACGTCCGGCTTGCTGGCCGGGTTTCTGAACAGGTTATTGCTGGGCAGGGCTTTATACGGGTTGATGTGCCAGTCGAAGAGGACTCTCCCGAAACTTTCACGCGGCTATTTGGCCCTGGCGCCATTTACTCTATCAATCCTTGTGCGGAACAAATCGCCCGGGCTTTTGCTGAGGTCGAAGCTGGGCCGGTCAATGCCTATGACATGGGCATGCTCATGCGGCGTCTGGAGCATAAGACTGAACGGGAACTGCCCTTAGAAGATCAAGAGGAGGACTCATTTTGAAAATCTCCCACATTTCAATTAAGGGCTTTCTCGCCCTTTCCCACCTGGAGCTCAACCTCCAGGCCCCCATCGACGTTTTCTGCGGGGCGAATGAAGCAGGAAAGTCCAGCTTGCGGGACGCGATTCAGTGGGGGCTTACCGGCTGCGCTCGTGGCCTCAAAACCCATGAGCAGCAAGCCCTACTTATCGCCCACGGCCACAAAGCCGCCGAAGTCACCCTCACCTTTGACAACGGATCGAAGCTGACCAGGCGCAAGACCCTCAAGTCACCCCCGACCCTGGAAGGCACCTTGCCCGATGACCTGGGGCTGGTTACGGCCCTTTGCGATAGCCACCACTTTCTGGCCCTCCCGGAGAAGGACCGGCGGGCCGAACTCTTCCGGCTGATCCCCGGCCTCCAGCCCACGGCAGAAGAGATCGCTGTACGGCTGTTCAAGGCTGCGGAAGGAGAGCCGGATAGTGTACCCTTCCGCAAGATCACCCTGGACCTGGGGCAAATCGCCACCTCCCGCTCTTTCAAGGCAGCCGAAGATGAGGCCATTACCCGCCGCCGGGAAGCCAAACGAGTGGTCAAGGAACTCCAGGCCCAAGAGCCGGAGCAGAAAGCGGCGATTGGGGAGCGGGAATACATCCTCCCCGACATCCAAATCCAGCAGGTGGAGGAGGGCCTGGCCAAGCTCTACGCCGAACGGGACAAGCTCCTGAAGCGCCAAGGTAAGGCGGAGGGTGAATTGGACAAACTCCCCGGCCTGGAGGCTGAGCTTGCCTCCCTGATAATCCCGGACCCCCCAGAAGAAGGAGAACTCCAGGAATGGCAAGAGGCCCTGGACATTAACCGACCCATCCTGGAAAAGCTCCGGGCGGCAGTGGCCGGCTTGGAGCAGGGCAGGCCTGCCAGGAAGTTCCCGGCTCTTTGCCCGGCTTGCGAGGTGGGGTGCCCTTCCAGCGGCAAGGAGGCGGTGCCCGCGGTGCCCTCAGCTAACCCGGCCCAAGCTGAAAATCTGAAGGCCCAACTCCAGGAGCAGGTGCAACAGGTGGAGCGATTGGAGGCGGGACTCAAATCTGTCCAGGATCAGGTGGTGGAATATAACCGGGGGATAAAGGGCAAGGTGATCCTGGAAGAGAGGATTGAGGCCCTCCAGAACCAGCAAGTCCAGGTCGAAGAAACCGCCAAGCTCCAAACAGACATCGACGCCCTGGCCAGCCGGATCGCCCTGGGTGAAGAACTCCGGGACCGGGTGCGGGAGTTCTGGCGCAAGCAGAAAGAGGCGGACGCGGTCATGGAGCGGGTGGGACAGGCCGAAAAAGAGGCGGCGCTTTATGACACCCTGGCCAAGGCCCTGGCCCCTAACGGCATCCCTTCCGCCCTGATCGCCGAAACCCTGGGGCCAATCAATGGGCTCTTGGGCAAAGCTGCGGCCCATCTCTTCCCAGGACGCCTTCTAACCCTTACCGAAGACCTGGAGATCGTGCTCCAGGGGCAGCCCTACGTCACCCTCAGTAAATCCGCCAGGCTGCGGGTAGGGATTGCCTTTCAATACGCCCTCGCCAAGTTGTCAGGGGCACGTCTCCTGATGGTGGACGAGGCGGACCAGCTTGATTCCCCCAACAGAGCCGCGTTAATCAACTTCCTGCTGGAAATCCAGCCGGACTTCGACAACATCTTGATTTTCTCCACCACGGACCACGCCTGCCCCTCCCCCATTCCGGAGATGCAAATCTGGGTCATGCAGGCGGGGAAAGTGACGCCTCTTAACCCCGGTTTCGAATACCAGGATGGAGCCATGGTGAAGGTGAAGGAGGCGGCATGACAGTCTCTTTGAATAAATGGAACGGGGAGCAGTTTGAAAACGGAAATTACTGCTCATTTTGTGGAAAGCTGGCAACCACTGTAAAGGAGGTAGATGCCTGCAAATCCTGCCTCCTCCACATGGTGGCTGAAATCGACCGGGCCATGTTGGAGCAGGCTGTTAAGACGGCAGAGAATTCCCCTATCCAACCCTTGCCGGAGTGGATTCTCCTGCTGCCAGCGGGCCAGGTGGAATTGCTGGGCCGGCTGGAGCCGTTGCAGGTGGACTCGGAGTCCCTGGCATCCATGGTGGCGGCCTTCCGCTCCCGGGGGTTGGACCTGGTCATCGATTATGAGCATCAATCCCTGCAAGGCAGGCAGGCCCCGGCCGCGGGTTGGATCAAGGACCTGGAGGGCCGCCCCGACGGCCTCTGGGCCCGGGTGGAATGGACCTCCCAGGCCCGGGAATATCTGCACAACCGGAAATACCGCTATTTCTCGCCGGTGCTGCAACTGGACCCGGAAACGCGCAAACCCCTGGCCTTGATGCAAGTGGGGTTAACCAATATATCAACCATCAAACATATCCATTCATTAAGTTAGGCACCACTCGCCCCATGCGGGGCGTTCAAACCAAAAGCCGGAGGGTCTTTAAATGACCAAGGCGAATTTTATTGTCGAAGTGGCATCACATGCGCAGTTAACCAAGAAACAGGCGGAGGCCGCGGTTTTGGCCGTGACCTATTCCATCCTGAAATCCCTGAAGAACGGAGCCGAAGCGGTCTTGCCCGGAATCGGCAAGTTCCTGGTGAAGGACCGACCCGCCCGGGTAGGCCGGAACCCCCAGACCGGGGATACGGTGCCCATCCCTGCCGGTAAACGCATTATCTTTAGGCCGTCGAAGGCGGCGAAGGACGCGGTAGGTAGGCGTAACGTCGCTTGGTAGACAAAGTAGCCGGGGCAGGTCCCTCCCCAGGGGCTTGCCCCGGTCATTGCTAAAACATCGGATACGCGCTATCTTATGGGGACAGGGAGAGCATGTGGTCAAACTAAAATCACCCCCGATTATCTTGGCAAAAACAGAATCGGATTTCGGCTCAACGCCGTTGATTCCAATTAAGGAAGGCCAACCAATCCTCGTCTCTATTTCCTATGATTTCCCTTCCGGGAAAAATATGAAAATCCTGAGCATTCCCGATGGGATGCTGGTCCCTTTCAAAATAAATGGGAATATACTTTCGATCCCCTCCATTCAAGATTGGTGGAGAAGGATTTTTAGGGACGGGGTTGAATCCCTGGAGGAGATATGAATCGTAGCGAAAGGCCATCCCCCATAATTATTGTAATGAAGGCCGTAATCTCAATGACAATGTTTCACAAAGAGATTGGGGCAGACATAACCTATGGAGATATAATTCCCGGAGCAACCGCCCCGGCTATGGTTATAGGGACCCTGCTTGAACTTGAAGAGATTGAGCCTACAGGGAGCTTCCAACTAAGGGTGAAATTCAATCCAGCCATCAACCTGGGTAATCTGATAAAAAACATTCTATCAAAAACTGGTATCGAAGTTTATATTGAATCTCTGAAATCTTCAGATTGTTCGGCTCTGGAGCAAAAATTAAAAATCCTTTGATCGCGCCGGGGTACCTTCGGGTGCCCCGGCTTTTTTTGTTTAACGCCAAATACCCCACTTCCACCACGCCTTGGACCCCACTTTTACCCCACTTCCGCCATACTAAACCCGCTTTGACAATCGGTTAATATTTCTGTTTACCATGGGGTGTGCTCAATCTTCTTGGTCGCGGATTGAATCGGGTTATAGGAATGACCGGGGGTCTCCGCCGGAGCACCCCCAATTTTCTTGATGTTCAGCGGCTTTTCTTCGCCGGCACCTTTTCCCTCGACGGACTCCGCACCGACCGCATCACGCAACCCTTCAAGCAGCATGTCTGGGTCTACGCTTGCATTGACGCTATCGCCAAAAATATTTCTGGAGTGGACCTTCAGCTTTTCACCGGGACACGAAAGGATAAACGCTTAATCGAATCCGGCCCCCTGGCAAAACTACTGGAGATGCCTAATCCGATGATGAGCGGACAGGCCCTCATCGAGGCGATGCTGGTTTATCTGGGCTTGGCTGGCGAATTTATCTTGATTCTCGACCGGGACAACATCGCCCAACTTCCCCGGGAAATCTGGTGTTTTGACCCCCGCCGGTTCGAACATAAAACCGATCCGGAATCTGGCCTTATATCCTCCTGGATTTACCGCAACGGTTCCAAGACGATTACGCTTCAGGACTACGAAGTCCTCCACGCTCGTTATTTCAATCCCTATAACGATTACCGGGGTCTGTCTCCCCTGGAAGCGGCCGCGGCCTCAGTAGAGCAAGACTGGTGGGCCGGGCAATACAACAGCGCCTTTTTTAAGAATTCAGCCGTGCCCGGTGGGGTTATCGAAACCAAAGACCCAATGGACGATCCGGATTATGATCGGGTCCGGGGTCAAATTGAAAGCCGTCACCAGGGCGCCTCTAAAGGTCACAGGATCATGATCCTGGAAGGCGGGGCCATCTACAAGACCGCTGGCCTTTCACAAAAAGATATGGACTTCCTGGAAGGCCGACGCTTTAACCGGGAAGAAATCTTAGCGGCCTTCAAGGTCCCTCTTCATGCTCTAGGGGGCGTTCAGGAAAAATTCGACAGCAACGCCAAGGCCCGGGCTAACCGGAAGCTGTTTTGGGAAGATTGTTTGTTGCCCAAAATGGCCTTAATTGAGTTCGCCCTCTGGCAGCAGCTCTTTTCTAAATTAATGGGCGGTAACGTTTGGGCTGAATTCGACCGCCGCAACATCGCAGCCCTACAGGAAGACCTGGGCGAAAAGATTGAGCAAGGCAAATCCCTATGGGGCATGGGGGTTCCTTTCGTCCAAATCAATGAAAAACTCGACTTGGGTTTCGAAGAATTTCCGGGGTGGGATCAAAGCTGGCTCCCTTTTAATCTCCAATCCACAGATCAGAAATCGGTCCCTGAACCGACTCCAGTCAAAGCCGTAATCATCGAAACCATCGCCCCCGCCGCCCTCCCTGCTCCAGAGCAAAAGGCCATGGATCTGGAGAGATATTGGGAAAATTATATCAAGCTCCATGATGTCCTGGAAAAGAAGGTTCAGAAAAAGGTCAAGCGGTTTTTCTATGAACAACGCAAACTCCAACTATCCATTTTAGAGGAAAAGCTGGCGGATAAGGGATTAACCCGGGCCCCGGAAAACCTCGATGACCTCCTTTTTGACCTCATTGAGCAGACCGAAAAGCTCCAAAAGCTCATGTGGCCTCTCTATGTCGAGGTGGCCAACGAAGCAGGAAAGGCCCTCTTCGAAGAGATGGGAGAGTTGGCCGGGGAATTTAGCGTTCAGGACTCCGGCACCCTGGCTGCCCTACAAAGTAAGCTGGTCAACCTAGTCAAAGTCAACGAAAAGACCCGGGCCGACGTGAAGGAAATTATCCAGGACGCCATGGAGAAGGCAGAATCCTGGCAGACCATGGCCCAGCGCATCCGGGACAAATTCAACGACTTCACCGACACCCGCTCTTGGACCATCGCTCGCACGGAAACCAGCCAATGTATGGGCATGGCCCGGCATCAAGGCATGAAGTCTCTGGAGGTAGAAAAAATCCAATGGGTGACCGCGGGTGACGAAAGGGTCCGGCCCCGGCATCGGTTGCTCATGGGGGCGGTAGTGGTCTTGGGCCAACTCTTCATTAACGGCTGCCTTTACCCTGCCGACCCCAAAGGCCCGGCCGATGAAATCATTAACTGCCGTTGTTGCGCCAGGCCATATCTGGAGAAAAACTGAATGGCAGGACAAATCGGCGTTAAGGTCAATCCGGATGTCTTCGGAATGCTGTTTCGGGTTGGAGCCAAAATTACCGGACAAGAAGGTTTCGCGGCTCGACTGACAGAGAAGGGTATCCCTGGCAACATGCTCCTAGTGGATTTCGGATTTATCCGAAAAGAAGGCCAGTTCTTCTTTGTCTTCCGGGAAAAGGGAGATCAGAACCCCGGGGCCGTGCAATGGCAGGCCCCCGTTTACGAGAAGGAGTAGGCCATGACGACAGAATTAGTCAAAAAGGCCCTGGAGTTCGAGGTTCGTCAGGTTGACGATGCCAAGCGTATTCTGGAGTTCGTGGCCTCCACCTCTCATGTTGACCGCTACGGTGACATTATCGAGCCGGACGGATGGGACACGAAAGACTTCTTCCGCTCCGGCCCGGGGCCGTTTGCCTGGGGACACAATTACAGCGCCCCCAACCCCGGCAAGATTCTTAAAGCCTGGGTGGAGGGGAAGCAGTTCAAAATCCGGGTACAGTTCGCCTCGCCGGAAGAATATGGGATCGGCTGGCCCGCCATTTACCCGACGCCGGATACGGTGTATCGGCTTTACAAATCCGGCTACCTCAAATCGGTCTCCGTGGGGTTCATGCCCTTGGAGCGGGAGCCCATTACCGATCCCAAGCAGGACGGCCGGCAAACCGGCTGGCGGTTCCTGAAATCTTCTCTTTATGAAGTGAGTGCAGTCGTGGTTCCGGCCAATCCGCACGCTAATATCTCCAAGGCTTTCCAGGAGGCCCGGGAGCATGAGGTGGTGAGTGAGCAGGAGCTGGCCCTCTTGCAGGCTTTGGCAAAGCAGGAGGAAGACGCCCCGTCCCCTCTGGAGCAGCGGCTCCTTGATCTGGAGATGCCTCTCCCCGGAGAAGGAGAAGACCCCTCTTGGTGGCATTTGGAGCAATTATTTATGCACATCGACGGCCTCGAGGCCAGAATCGCTGAACTGGAAGCCACCGCCCTGGTCCCGGCTGAGATGAATCTCGCCATCGATCCCGATCAACTCAAAGATGCCGTCACCGCCGCCCTGGAGACCTTGGCCGCCAAAGGCCAGGTCTGCGGACGACTGACTGATTTTTACTCCCTGGCAATGGACCCCGGCTATCAGCCTGAAGGGGTGCCGCCTCAAGGGGAGACAGCGGCCCTCGACCTATCCCAAACCATCAACCGATTTAAGACCATTGTCCCCGCCAAGCAGGGATAAAGGAGGTTCTATATGCCGCCTGAACTGGCCGTGCAACTCGAAGAAGTCAAGGGGATGCTCCAGGAGGTACAAAACAACCTGGAGACTAAAACCGAAGACGGGCAGGTAATCAAACTGCTCGATATGTTCAAAATGTTCCCGGCCCTCCAGGAAAAATACCAGGGCCTGGAGGCCCGGCTTCAGGCCGCGGAAGAAAAGATCAAGGCCCGGAAATATATGGGACTCCCCGGCCTGGAAATGGAAGCTGACAAGTTCTCCATCCTGCGGGCGATCCAATACATCAAAAACGGGGTCCCCCTGGAGAACTGGAAAAATGCCCAATTCGAGGCCGATGTCTTCCGGCAGACCGCACAGCAGCGCACCATGTCCACCACGGACGATACCGTGGGGGGCTACCTGGTTCCGGCTCAGGCCATGCCGGAGTTCATCGAACTCTTCAATGCCCAATCGGTCTGCATCCGTATGGGTGCCCGGGTGCTCGAGAATCTGATGGGCGCTCCGGTTACCTTCGTGAAACAAACCGGCGGCGCCACGGCCTATTGGGTGGGTGAGGGCGAACCTCCGACGGCTTCCGATCTGGCCACCGGGTTGCTCAAGATGGTGCCCAAGAAGGTTATGGCCTTGACCTACATCAATAACGAGCTGATCCGGCGCTCCAACCCCGGGGCGGAAGCTCTGGTTCGCCAGGACTTCGCCACCCGGCTGGGGTTGGCCATTGACCTGGCCTGCCTCCGGGGGTCTGGCTCAGAAAATCAACCGCTGGGCATAGCCCAAACCTCCGGGATCAACACCGTGACCCTGGGAACCGGCAACGGCGCGGTGCCCAACTGGCAAGCCCCCTGGGTAGATATGGAATACGAACTTTCCGTAGACAACGCCCTTCTGGGCCGTCTCGGGTTCGTGTTCCATCCGGCCATCAAGCGGGCGTTGAAGAAGCTGCGGAATCCCTACTACTCCGGGGATACCGGGGGCGAATATCCGTTGCTGCCGGTGACCGACGAGATCATCGCCGGCGCCATCGGCTACCCCTTCGCCCAGACGACCCAGCTCCCCATTAACTTAACGACCGGCGAATCTACCAACTGCACGGAGATTTTCTTCGGCAACTGGGCTGAGCTGCTGATCGGCCAGTGGATGGGCTTCGAGATTCTGGCGTCCAACGTGGCCGGAACCTCCTTTACCACGGACCAGACTTGGGTGCGGATCATTTCCGAGGTGGATACTGCGCTGCGCCATGCCGAGAGCATGTGTCTTTGCAACAGCGCCCGGATCGCCGCCAGCTAAATCTAACCAGGGGAAGGAGGCTTTTCATGGTTTCCTTCCCCCCGTAATCCATAAGGAGTAACGGCCATGCCGAAAGGAACTGCTCAGAAAGAACTCAAGGCCATCCATAGCCTCTTGCCGCAATCTTTGGCCGCTCAAGAAAATCTGGGGACGGGGATTGATTGCCGGGGATACGACGAGGCCCTGATTGTCATTGAAGCGGGGCTTACCTCCAGCAACGGCTCCCACGCTTTCAAGATCCAAGAAAGCTCCGACAATTCCACTTACGCCGACATCACCGGCGCGACATTTACACCGATCACCACCTCCAACGACGCCGCGGTCTATGTGGGCCGGCTGAATCTGCGGAAGCGGAAACGGTATATCCGGATTCATAACCAGGGCAGTAACCAAGCTCTCCTGGCTTCCGCCCTGGTGATTCTCTCCCAGGCGGCGGTGGAGCCGGTGACCCAGGTCAACGCCGTGGCCTTCAACCTCTAAAATCAAGGGGCATGGCCTTGGAATCACAGACCGCACAATCTTACCGGGTTCGGCCCGGTTACGTGGTGCGTCTTTCTCCACACTTGATTTTCCGGGGCGGGGAGAAGCTGCCTGAATTTTTCCCCAGGGAAATCTTGGAGAATGAGCACTGGAAGGTTGAGCCGGCCAACGGTTCCGCGGCCATGCCCCAAACCTCACCAGTAGAAAAGGAGGTTTCTCTTTTTCCCGACCCCTGGAAGCCGGAAGGAGATGTTTCCATTATTATCCCAGCCTGGAAGTCGGCGGGATTTTTGCGGGAGTGCATAGATTCGCTGGCGGCCCAAACCCATCTTCTGTCCGGGGCAAAGTACGAAATCCTCCTGGGGATCGATGCCTGCAAATCCACCAGAAAGCAGGCCCTCAAAATAGCGCGGAACTATGAACACCTGGCCGTCTACTGGTTTGAACAAAACAACGGCCCTTACTTAGTAAAGAACACCTTGGCAGAATTGGCCCAATACGACCGGCTCCTTTTTTTTGATGCCGATGATGTCGCTATCCCGGAGATGCTGGAACAGCTATTAAAATTTGACCTTAATCAGGAGCCGGCGGCCGTTTATATGTACGGCCAGACTCTCGGAGCAGACGAGGTTAAACGGACGTGCGGAGTATTCCTTATCAGGCGGGCCAACTTTTTAGACATGGGGGGGTTCATGCCCTGGCGATGTGCGGCGGATACGGAATTTATGGCACGCCTTCCCATGGCCCGAATTAAAAAGGTTTTCCCTCCAGGACAAATACTAATGCGGCGCCGGGCGCACGAAAACCAGCTTACCCAAAGACCTGACAGCGGCTTCGGATCAACCTTGAGGGCTGGCTACATGCGGCAAATCAACGAACTGCATAAGATCGGGATTGTCAACGTCGGCCTGGTGACCGTGGAGCCAGAGAGGATTTATTGATGAATCTGCGCCACCACATCATCACCCGCATGGCTTTCAAGCCTGATGATCCGCAATGGCCCTGGCGCTTGGCTTTTTACCAATCCATGGTCCTTCCCCGATTTCTGCGGCAGACGGACCAGGACTTTGAAATCTGGGTGCGATGCCATAAGGCGCATAATGAGATCGTGGCGGCCCTGCATCCTAAAGTTCATCCGTTCCAGGGTTATGGGGCGGAAGATTCTCTCATGGGGCTTCCGAAAGAAGGAACCTCCCAAACCTTCAAACTCCCCCGTTCCCATATCCAGACCCGGGTAGATTGCGACGACCTGGTTAGCGAGGATTTTGTGGGCCGGATACATACGGAAGTGGCCGTTTCCCCAGAACGCCCCTTATTGGTCAGCTTCCAGCCCTGGAAACTCGACCTCTACACCTTGACCCGCTACCGCATGGGCCAGCGGTATTCGGGCCAACTTACCTCGATGTTCCTCTCGCTTTATCAGCCGGAAATCTCCGGAGAGAAATACTGGCAGATTTATGACTACCGGCACGGCCATATCTGGAAAGAATTGGGCGAACCGGTGCAGGTGGTCACCATCCCGGAAGGCTACTGTGACATGGTGATTCACGACAAAAACAAACTCACCGTCATTTTGAATGGAGACAAACCTCTTGCTCTACAAAATGCCTAACCCGGAGATCGAAGGGGCCGCCAGCATGAGCCTGGCTTGCCTCCAGTGGCTTTATAAGACGGCTCAGAAGATGCGCCAGGTGGTAGAGGTGGGTTCATATAAGGGCCGCTCTATCCATGCCCTCCTGAGCGGCTGCCAGGGCACGGTTTACGCCGTGGATAACTGGATCATGCCCACCGGCCCCCTTGCAGGTCAATTTCGAAGCAAGACCTTTCAGGCATTTCAAGAAAACGTGGGGGGCTTTCCAAATCTCAAAATCGTCCAAATGCCGTCCCTGGAGGCGGCTGGCGATTTCAAAAACCGCTCCATCGACATGGTTTTTATCGACGGGGACCACTCATACGAAGCAGTCACCGCGGACATCGCTGCTTGGCTTCCCAAAGCCCGAAAACTGATTTGCGGTCACGATTTTTCTGAGACGGCAACCCCCGGGGTGGTGAAGGCAGTCAAGGAAATGTTTCGCACCTTCGAAATTATTCCCGGCACAAATATCTGGGCGGTGGATTTGACCAAAAGCCGCAAAAGGAAAGGGTAGCATGGGCCTACAATCGGGAGATTTCGTAAACGACTTTTTGGAGCAGGGCCTCCAGATCCAAGGAGATTTTGCCGAAATCGGAGTCTATGGCGGAGACAACTTCAAGCGGTTGCTCCTGGGCCTTAAAGGAACCGGCCGGGTGCTCCACGCCTTCGATTCCTTTCAGGGCTTGCCCGCTCCCGGCCTCTTCGACATCGCCCATCTCTACCCGGAAGGAGCGTTTAATGTCGGCGGCGTCGATGCTTTCCGGCAGATCATGGCTGACATGGACCCGGAAGGATACCGAATCTGGCCCGGCTTTATCCCGGAGTGCTTTCCCAATTTCGACCAGGAGATCAGAAAGCATTTTTGCTTCGCTGCCGTGCTGATTAACATGGTGCACTACGGCCCTACCCTGGATGCAATTCGCTGGGCTTGGCCCAAACTTCATCCCGGGGGCCTACTGGTGATTGCTGAATACCTCCCGAAGAATCGCCCCGGCTATCTTTCCACCAGGGCGGTCCTGGATTGGTTTAAAACCTCAGAAGGGCAAAGCGCCGAAAACATCCGGCGGGTGGGCATGGGGGTTTGGATGAATAAGCCCGGGAAGCCGGAAAAGGCGGAAGCGGAAGAACCCAAAAATGAAACCAAATCTCCGAAGAAGCCCCCGAAAGACCGGATGATTAAGGAAGCCCCGGAATCGAGGTAATCCATGGCCTTGATCGACAAAGATATGCTGCGGCAGCAATTAGGCGGGAATCAAATTCCTACGGAAGACGACTCCCTGCTGACTGATCTTGCCGCGGGCGTCTGGAGCCTCTGGGAACAGCTTACCGGCCGCATCTGGGAAAAGGTCTCCGGTATTACTGAATATCACAGCTGCCAAGAGGATTATGAAACTCGGCTTTATCTAAAGCAATACCCTGTGACGACCATAACCAGCATCCATGACGATGTGAATTGGAGTTACGGAACCAGCACCCTTCTTGCCGCGACTAACTACGCTTACGACGCGGCCAGCGGCATAGTCCAACTGAAGCCCGGCTATTATTTCTATAAAGGTGATCGCAACGTCAAGGTGGTTTACGACGCCGGGTATCTGGCGGCCGGATTTCCTCCCGGGATCAAGCAGGTCCTCTTGCGCCAGGCGGCCCATTGGTACAGACAAACCAAGAATTTCCAGGACACGGAAAAACTGGACAGTCTACTGGACGAATTCAAGGCCCTGGTGGAAGTGAAACGGAGGCGCAATGCCTAAATTTCGCATCCATATTGAAAAAGTGCAGCTTGAAAAGAAGCTCCAGCTCATGTTGGAGCGATCAAAAAATATGCGGCCAGCCTATCAGGAGATAGGAAAGCTCATGTGGGCTTCGATCCTCAAGAATTTCGACGTGGGCGGGCGCCCTGCATGGAAGCCCCTGGCCATAAGCACCTTGGTCGGCTGGGTGGGGAGCCCCAAGACGCCGCATCGAAAAACCTGGTTTACCAAAAAGGGGCGCATCACCATAGCCACGGCCCGGCGGATTACCTCCAGGCGCCCCCTGATGGACACAGGGGCTTTGCGGCGGTCAGTACGGGCATCCGCTACCAGCAATCGGGCCTTACTCCAGGCCGGAGGCGGTGCTGTCCCTTATGCTGCGGTGCATCAGTTCGGGGGCAAGCCACACGTCATCATTCCCAATAAGAAAAAAGCTCTCTATTGGGAAGGGGCGGCGCACCCGGTCAAAAGAGTAAACCACCCCGGGGTCCCGGCCCGGCCTTATATGGTGATGCAGCCGGAAGACCGGTTGGCCATCCGGGGAGTGTTTAAACGGCACCTCCTGGCGGAGAAGGCGGATTAAGTGAACTATTCCTTTGAAGACTATGAGAGAGCGATTCTCGATGCCCTGATAGGCGCTGCTGGCCTGGGCTATCTCAAGGTCATCGAGGGATACTCTGGACAGTTCGATGACCGGGCCGTCTGGGATTTGTTCTATGGCCGGTTTCCCGGCGTCTTGGCGAAAATCACTGACGCCGAGTATGAGGAAACCAAAAAGCCTTTTCCGCCGCATATCCTTAAGCAGACGGCCACCGTTGCCCTTTACATCGGCGCCATCTCCTGGCGGGACCAGGCGGACGCCCGGGGCGGAGCTAAGGGGGCTTATACGGTCCTCAAGGATTTACGCACGGTTCTTTTGGGCAATAACCTGGGTTTGGAAATTAGGCCTCTCCTCCCACTCGACGAGGCTGAAATCGTGCATGGCTTTGGTAGCCGGGTGGTCCTCTATGTGACCCGGTACACCCTAATCAACGACAGAATCTTATCCGCATAGGAGGATTTAATCATGGCCACCTTAAACGCCAAGGTCACCGTGAGCATCATCGCCGACTTAATCAATGCCCTGGACCTGACTTCGCCGAAAGACCCTCTCCGCCTTTCCCACCAGGAAGATTTGGCCAACGGCACCGGAGCGAACCAGGCCAATATGCTCTGGCACGACCAGCGCACCTTAAGCACCGGGGCCAGCGAAAACATTGACCTGGCCGGGGCGCTGACAAACGCCTTCGGAACTACGATCACTTTTACCAAGATCAAGGCGCTCCTTATCGAAAACCTGAACTCTTCCCGAACGCTGACCATCGGTGGGGCGTCGTCGAACGCCTGGATCGGGGCCTTGGTCGCCACCAACGACCTGATCGTGATCCAGCCCGGCGGGGTCTTTCTGATTACCGCGCCAGGGGCTAGCGGCATGGCGGTTGTCGCCGATACCGGGGACATCCTTAAAGTTTTGAACGCGGCCGGGGGAGACACCACCTATAACATTGCGATCATCGGCACCGTCTAACCACGGCCCGAAAAGGAGGTTGTTATGGCCTTACCCAAACTGACACGGAAATATCTGCTCCTGGCCAAGATCGAGGGGGTTTACGGCACCGACCCCACGCCCACCGCTGCATCGAATGCCGTTTTGGTGGAGAACCTGAAGGTGAAACCTGCCTTCGATGCCCTGGATCGAAACAACGTAGCCCTGCCGGACCTGTCGAAACTGCCTCACCTGATCGGCAAGTATTGGGCGGAAATCAGCTTTGATGTGGAGCTCAAAGGCAGCGCAGACACGGACGGGGACGTGCCCCCGGATTTCGGCTGCCTCTTGCGAGCCTGTTCCATGGCGGAAAACATCGTGGCTGGCCCCGGGGGGAGCGTGACCTATCTCCCCGAATCCGACAGTCAGGAGTCCGTGACCATCTACTGTAACAAAGACGGCCAGATGCACAAATTCGTGGGATGCGTGGGCTCCTGGAAGATGGCAGGGGAAGTCGGAAAGCCCATCATGATCAGCTTTGAACTCAAGGGCAAACTCAAGGAACTGCCTTCCGACGTGGCTCTGGAGACGCCGACACTGCTCAACCTGGAGCCGCCCCTAGTCCTGGGGGCCACTTTTTCCTATGGTGGATGGGCACCGCCGCTCTCCAAGTTTTCCTTGGACATCAAAAACAAACTGGTGGAGCGGCCCGATGTTCATGAATCTTCTGGGGTGATGGGGTTCTTCGTGGCCGACCGGGAGCCGGAAGGCAGCTTCGACCCGGAAGCCAACACCTTGGCCACCCGTAACATCTGGTCCAATCTCCAGACGGTGAACGAGGCGGCCCTGAGCATTGTCATCGGCAGCGTGGCGGGCAACCGCTGCACCATCGCCGCTCCCAAATGCGCCAAGAAAAATGTGGAGTGGGGCGACCGGGACGGCATCGCCACTTACGATATTTCTTTCGGCATTTACCGGAACGCCGGAAACGATGAAATCAGCATCGCCTTTACTTAAACCGGGGAGGAATCATGCTTCAGACTTTTAATGGCTCTGAGATTCGCTTTCGGGGCCTGCTGCGGAAAGAGGTCAAGGCGCTGCGGGGTCAAGGAATCGTACTAACCGTAGCCCTCTCTGATGATGCCGAGATTGAACAACGCATCGATGCGGTGTTCAAAATTGCAGTGCACGAAGAGGACCAGGCCAAGATCGACGATCTGATTGACGGAAAGGCCCTCGAACTTTACGGGGCTATATTGGAGGCCACCTATCCCAAGGCGGACACGGAAAAAAACTCCGGTTAGCCGTGGGGTTGTGGGCTACTGACAGCCTCCACAACTGCGCGGCTTGCCGGAAAGATGGCTTGCAGCAGTCCCGGGGATGTCCGGAAATATCCGGGGAGCATCCCAATATCTGGTTTGAGTGGGAGGGGAAAACCTATCGCCACTGTCTGATCCAGGAGGTCACGGCACAAAGCATTTCCTGGATCAATGAGTTTAATTTCATCGAGGCGGGAATCTTACCGGAGGCCGGGGGGTTGAACAATCAATATGAAATTGACCTTCAGGCCTTTTCTATTGTTGCGGACGAGAAGGCGGCAGTAGAGGCAGCCAAAAGGCACCGAAAATAATGGCGGATCGGGTAGAATTCATCATCACGGCTTCCGGCGAGGGTGCAGCCGCTGTTGCGGTGCAGCGCGTCGGGGAGGCGATCAAACGGGCCGGGGCAGAAGCACAGAAGGCTTCCCAGGGTAGCGCCGCGGGATCACAGGCAGCAATCCGGGCTTATGGTGACATGGAAGTTTCCATTGCCCGGGTGGTTTCCGGATTGGCCGCCAAGACCCTGGCTCTGGTGGGTGTGGCCGGGGCTGCCGGAGTGGTTACGGCGGCCTTCAAGAAGGGCATCAACGTAGTAGACGAGTTTAATCTCACCACCATCGGCGTCTCCGCCACTATCACGGACCTTTCCAAAGACCAGAGCAATATGCAGATGAATTACGCCCGGGCCATGGCCTACTCCAAGGATATGTATAACGAATTGGAGTTGGCCGCGGCGCGGTACTTCGCTTCCGGGAAAGAGATGGTCCAGGCCTGGAACATCATGGCCCAGAAAGGTGTGGTGCTCCGAAAAGAAGAAATCGATCACCTGGGGGTCATAGTTGACCGGATCAAACTGAGCACTCAGGGCCAAGTGCAGGGCCTCCAGATTGCCCAGGAGCTCCGGGCGATTCTTTCCGGCCAAGCCCGCGCTACTGATCAGGTGGCAATGCTACTTCGGGACCGTCTGGGGCCGGAATGGGAAAAGGTGGTGGAGAAAGTCAGGGAAACCGGCTCCCTCGCCCCCCTCGCGGAACAATTCAAGGGGCTGGCCCTGGCCTCCAGGGACATTCAGGAAACCCTCGAATCTCAGAAATCCACCCTTGGGACCCTGCTTTCCCAGATTGCCCGAGGCGGGCTCCGAGATGCTTATGAGGATATTGTTAATATTGTCAAGCGGATCAACGATTACCTCACCGAACACCGCGCGGAAATCGAAGGGAAAATCCGGTCTGCCTGGCAAGGAATCAGAGACCTCGTAGGCGGAGTGCACGGCTTTATCAGTGAAATCGCCAAACTTGCTCAAAAGGGCATCGTGATTCCCATCACCTTTACCATCGGCGGGGCAGCTAAATGGCTAGCCGGCAGCGGAGAAGGTACGGGCGGACTCATGGGCGGGGAACTTCTCAATTTCGGAAAAGAAGGAACCGGCCTTGACTCCCCCGAGTTTAAACACAAGCAAAATGCGGCTTTGACAGAGGAGGTTGCTCGGTACAAGCGAGAAACTTTTGAGATATATACCAAGAGCCTCGGGGCTCCCGAAACTGTTAAACCAAAAGGAGAGGAAGGCGCTGGCAAGGGCGCCGAAACCGAGGCCCGGCGCCTGATGACCATCTATGACACCCTAATGAAAGACATCGCCCGGTTGTCTGAGGGGGCCATTTCCGAGGTGGAGGCGAATCTCCAGAAGACCATCGATCAAATTTACAGCCGCATTAAGCAGAAGGTGGTTTCGGAATCAGAGCTTGAAGTCTTGGCCCGCAAACGGGCAGCTCTCCAAAAAGAGCATATCGAAGATGAGTTCTGGCTCAAGGTGGCCAAGGAGTCCGGCGACGCCTATGTAGAAATCGACGCCCAATATCAGAAAGACCTCAAAAAATATCAGGGCATTTCTGAGGCTAAAGAGCAGCTTGATTACATCCGGGAGAAAAAGAGATACGAGACCTCCCAAAAATACCAGGAACAAATCGAGGGCTTCCAGAAAACCGCCCTTTCCGCCATGGTCCAGGCCTCGCCCTTCCAATCGGAGCAGCTTGTCTTGGAGCGGCAACTGCTTGAAATCGAAATATCCCGCAACCGGATCAAGCAGGACCTGGAATTGCAAACCCTCCTGGCCGCCCGGCAGATTACCGCATCTCAGGCAGATGAAATCCGCGGATTGCAGGCGGTGGCGGATCAATACCGGCGAAATGCCCTACAGATAAAAGAATGGGCCGCCGCCGGCCTTCCCGGGTGGTCTCAGGGGTGGGCTTTCGAGCGGATTACAGAGATGGAGAAGCGCGGCTATGAAGATTTCAAGAATTATATGGGCCGCGCCGAATCCTGGCTGGGGCAAACTTTTGGTCAAAGTGCCTTTGAGTCCCTACAAGGAAAACAGGCAGACATCCGCCAACTTTTTAGCGACGCCATGAGCAGCGCCTTCCAGGACCTCTATAAAATCAGTGCCCGGACGATTTTTGACATGGGGGCCAAATTTCTTTCTCCAGAACAGGCTCGCCAAGGAGCGACGGCCCAAGGAGCTGGTCAACCCCTTATCCAAGCTGCCCAGGGATTGAAACAAGCCAGCGCCGGCTTCAATCTGAACGCTGCACAGTTCGGCCTTGCCGCCGGGGGTCTAGTTCTTTCCGGCATCGGTATCGCCACCAACTCACAGGCCCTAGTAGTGGCGGGAACTGTGTTGCAAATGGCTGGCTTGGGGATACAGCTTTATCAGGCTATCGCTGGCGTGACCATGAACACGGCGGCTATCGCTTTGACCGGAGCGGCAGGTGCCTTGAATGTGGCGGCAGGGATGCTCATGGGGGCCGCCATGGTAGATATGGCGGTGCCCTTCCATCTCGGCGCTATCGTGGCCCACCAAGGCCTTCCTGTAGCCCACCGGGGCCTTGCCGCCGATGAACGGTTGATTGTTGCCCAAACCGGCGAAGGGGTGCTCCCCCGGGATGCCATGCGGCGTTTGGGACCACGGCGGTTCGAATCTCTTCGTAGCGGGAATTTTGAAACTGAAACTGGGCCTACTATGGTAAATGCTTCTCCTTCGGGATCATTCCCCAGCCCTGGCGGAACCATCATTATTCAGGCTTGGGATTCTGAAGACGTGGCGCGGTTCCTTAAACGACACGGAAACGCCGTCTTTGATGCCCAGCGACATCCGACCCGCAACTCCCGGTCCATGAGCACCTTCAAGAACATCAACGGGGGGCGGTGATGCCTTACGTCTCTTTCCCCACCGCTCCCAAATTCAACTCCCTCATCCGGCGGCCACTCTGGAATACCCGGGTACAGATCGCGGTTTCTGGGGCCGAATTCCGGGCCCCCTTTTGGAACGAACCCAAATTGGGGTTCACCCTCAGTTACGATCCCCTCAATGGCCGGGTATCCCCCAGCGAGTACGAAAAGCTCATGGGGTTTTACCTACTTATGCAGGGACCGGCCAATGCCTTTCTTTTCGATCCCCTCTGCGGTGCCGCTACCTACGGCACGGAAGGGGTGACTATCGGCACCGGGGACACCAGCGAAACCGAGTTCCAACTGATCCACGATTGGGGCGGGTACTACTCCGAAGATTGCGCCCGCATCCTGGCTTCCCCGGTGCCCAGGATTTACCTGGGCGGGGTGCTAAAGGCTACCCCCACTCATTATTCCATCAACATGGATACGGGGCTGGTGACCTTTGTCTCTGCGCCTGGCATGGGGGTGGTGGTGACCGCCGACTTTAACCATCAATATCTGGTGCGATTTGCGGAAGGAGGGGGCGGGGCTGGTGGATCAACAGACGGCCTGGAGTTCGAAAATTTCCTCTACAAGCTCTGGCGCCTTAACCAGGTAGATTTAATCCAGGTGTCCGCATGAGAGCAGTCACCCTCACCGCCCCTTATACCCTGGAACAGTTTATGGCGCTCCTGAACGGCCCGGTTTTTTACATGGCGGACCTCTACACCATCACGCCACTCTGGGGTATGCCCGCCGCGCCGCCGGAAGCCGCCTCGCTTTATTACACCTCCGCCGGCCGCAGCATTTCCACAGGGCTGGAAGGCGGGCCAGGGCCCTGGACGCCGTTTCTAATCTCCCGGATCGGCACGAAGGTCACCCGGGGCCTGGAGGTGGACGAACTGGATTTAACCATCAATCCTAAGCCCACGGATTTGATCAACGGCGTCGCCTGGCTCACGGCCGCGGCCCTGAATGGACAGCTCGACGGCGCGGTGGTACAGGTGGAGCGGGCCTTCTTCGCCGCGCCTACGGATACCGTGCCCATGGGCCGGATTACTCTGTTTTTAGGAAACTTCTCCGACGGCGACTACAGCGCCACGGTATGCCGCCCCAAGGTTAAGTCTTGGGTGGAGGTACTTAACCGCTCCTGGCCCCGGAACCTCTATCAGTCTGGATGTCTGCTCAACCTCTACTCCACGGACTGCGGGGTGATCCAGGCTACCTACACGGTGACCGATACCGCCGAAGCTGGGAGCCTCCCCAGCAACATCAAGGTCACCCGGGCCGAAGATACCGGCTATTTCGACCTGGGGGTGATCGCCTGCACCTCCGGGGCCAATGCGGGGCAACGGCGCACGGTGAAGCACTATATCAAGGGTACGCCGGGCCAAATCAAGGTGGTCAACCCCTTTTTCTCTGCTTGGGCCTTGGGCGATGGTTTTACCCTCTATCCGGGATGCAATAAGTCGAAAGCCACTTGCACCGACAAATTTAATAACCTGGCGAATTTCCGGGGCACCCCCTATGTGCCGGTGCCCGAGACGGTGGCCTGAATGCGGCATCTCGAATACCTCCAGCGCCAGGCGGTGGTCCAGGAAGCGATCTCCTGGCTGCGCACCCCCTACCATCACCAGGCCCGGATCAAGGGCCAGGGGGTGGATTGCGCCATGTTTCTGGGGGAAGTCTTTCACCGGGCCGGGCTGACCCCGCCGGTGGAGGTCCGGAGCCTCCGGAGCCTGACCCCGGAGCAGCAGGCTTCCGGCGGTAATGCAGGCTTTTCAGCCTGCATCTCCATTGAATCCTACTCCCCGCAATGGCATCTGCACCAGCGGGAAGAGGTATACCGGGGACTGGTGGAGCAGTTCGGCCGGGAGATCGGCGGCGGGCTGCTGTTGCCCGGGGATGTGGTGCTGTATCAGTTCGGGCATTGCCTGAGCCATGGGGCCATTATCCTGGAGTGGCCCCGGATCATCCATGCAGTGGTTCAGGCAGGGGTGATCTTTGGTAATGGCGAGCAGGTAGTGATTAAGAAGCACCGGCCCCGGCGGGCGGTGTTCTTCCGGTTCCGGGGGTGGGCCTGATGGCGTTCTTATTCGGTTCCAACTCCGGCGGTCCCAAAAGCCCCCCTTCCGCTCCGGCCTTTACGGGGCTACGGGCGCAATCTTCCGCCCTTGGTCTGCCCATCCCTGTAATTTTCGGAGTGACCCGGATTTCCGGGAATCTGCTGGATTGGATTAATTTCCGAGCCATCCCGCATACTTCCACGGCCACCCAAGGCGGCAAAGGCGGCGCGGACCTGCCCAGCCAGACGACCTACACCTATTCCGTGTCCTTTCTCTTGGCCCTGGGAGAAGGCCCCTTTTGGACCAAACCTATCCGCCAGTGCTGGAGCGGCAAGGAAAAAATCAGTTTCGGCTCATTTGAAATCTTCCGGGGCACCTGGCCGCAAACTCCATGGGCCTACCTAACCTCCAATTATCCGTCCCACGCCCTGCCTTATCCCGGCATTGCCATGGTGGGGGGGCAGGATTTCGACCTGGGAAGCGCCGACACCCTGCCGCCGCTTTCCTTCCTGGTGGTGGCCCTAAATCCTTACACCGGCACTTACGAAACGGTGACTGATGCCCCGGTGACCCTCCCCAAGGCCGTGGCGACTTCCGAAACCATTATCGTAAGTTCCTCCCCCACAGATTACACCCTGGAATATACCGCGATGCCCCCAGGCGGCGGCGCTTACGTGCAGAATGAGGGGGTTTGGCGGGTAAGCACCAACGAATTACTGACCAAGGTCAGCGGCGATCCGGCTAATCCTTGGGAATATTCGGTTAATGAGGCCACCGGCTTTTACAAAATTCGTATCCCCGCTGACACTTCGGATACGGTAACCATCGCCTATTACTATGCGGCCAGCGGCAATTATTTTTACGTCTATTTAGGCGCGGACGGCGAGGTAAAAAACCCGCCGCCCTCTTATGTCCCCGATCCCCGCCTTTGGGTGGGCTGGACGCAACAGGGCACCCCGAATCCGAACGACCCCTTATGGGACGCCTTCAAAGAAGACCTGGGGGTGGACTATGCCGGCGGCGGCGCCCTCACCAAAGTCGCCGACAACCCGGCCAAGGGCCAGTATGCGGTGGTCACCGTGGGGGACCGGGACGGGGTTTATAAATTCAACAAGTTCGACGGCGGCGCTTCACTGCTCATCAGTTACAGCTATTATAAATTAGTGGGCGCCGACCCCAAGGATATTTTGACCGAAATTCTTACCAATACCCATTGGGGCATGGGCCTGAACCCTTTGAACCTGGCGGACCTCTCGGATTTCTCGGACTATTGTCTGGCGAATAACCGGCTCCTTTCCCCGGCCTATATTGATCAAAAGCCCGGGGTGGAGGTGCTGCGGCAAATGATGCTGGCCTGCCACGCGGAGATTATCGAATCCGGCGGCCAGGTCAAAGTGGCGCCTTATGGCGATGAAGCGGCTACCGGCAATGGGGTCACCTGGACGCCGGACCTGACCCCGCAATACGACTTGACCGACGACGATTATTTGGCTGGCGACGGCGACCCAGTGAAGGTGATCCGCAAGAGTCAGGCCGACTGTTACAACTGCGTGAAGGTCGAGTACCTGAACAAGGATAACGAATGGAACCCGGAAATTGCCGAAGCCAAAGACCTGGCGGACATCGAGGCCAACGGCCTGCGGGAGATGGAAACCAAGCAATGCCATGAAGTCACAGATAAGCAGACAGCCACGGACCTGGCCCACCTATTACTGCAAAACTCCCTGCACGTCAAAACGCAGTTCGAATTCACCGTTTCCGGCTGGAAATACTGCCGCTTGGAACCCATGGACCTGGTGACCCTCTCCACCACCCGGGGCAGCCTGAGCCTCGACCGAAAGCTGGTGCGCCTGGTTACCGTGGAGGAAACGGAAGACGATCACCTACAAATGCTGGCGGAGGAGGTGATCACCGGCACCGCAGCCGCGGCCGTCTACCCGCCGGTGATCTCCAGCCAGACACCTATTTATATTCATTCCGCCCTGCCGGAGCCGGTTAACCCGCCCATCCTGATTTGGCCCAATGCAAGACTGAGGCACCAGCAAGTAGAAATTTGGGTGGGGGTTTCCGGGGGCGAGAATTGGGGCGGCTGTGAACTATGGATTGCGGGGCCTGCGGGAACCATTTATCGCTATAAACACACATTTCGGGACCCCTGCCGGATGGGTCAATTAACCGCCGCCTTGCCCAAATATCGCCACGATACCCCCGATGAAACCAATACGTTAAAAATAGATTTAGGAATGTCCCGAGGGGAGATGGTTTCGGGGACGGAAGAAGATGCTGACGCCTTGCGAACATTAATCCAAATCTGCGGGGAACGGATTGAACAATTTGGCGCCCCAGATATATCGCCAACCCCTATTTATTATGGCCAAATGCTGTCTTATGCTGCGGCCACCTATCAAGGCAATTATGAATATTGGTTAAACTATTTAGTCAGGCAACCTTTTGATGGATGGTTGGCCGCAACAACAGCAACCCGGGTGCTGTTACTGGATAATTCCATTTATAAGTTCAAGCTCCCGGTGGGAGCCATGAAAGACCCTGGAAATCCCAATGGGGCCGGAAAAAGATATTTTCTTAAATTTTTATCTTACAATCTTGCCGGCACTAAGCGCCAGTCTTTGGATGAAGTGGCGCCCTATGAAATCTTAATCCCCCAAGATTGGCCCCGATGGTTGATTCCAATTGGAATTGAGCCCGGGGAAGAAGATGTTCCCATAGATATGAGTCTATACGGGTAAAGCCCATGTCGTTGCCATTTGAAATTACAGAATTTATCCGCAATGACCTTACGGAAACAGGGTCTTCAGTATTAATTATCGGCGGCGGCGAGGCTGCTGTAATGGGTTTGGGCACAACCCTACAAGTTAAACAAGCCAGCGCCTCCCGAGACGGCTACCTCTCCAAAGAAGACTGGGCTGCCTTCAACAGCCTTTTCTCCAGCTCCATCATCGACCCCGGCCATAAGCACAGTAAATTATGGGCCTCGGATGGCTCCCCGGAAGCCGTCACGGTGAATGCCGCGGGGCTGGTGGGGGTGCGCACGGCCAGTCCCACCGCCTCCCTGCACTTGCCCGCCG